GTACCAGCCCTTGATGTATTCTGTAGCCCATTAAAACTAAATGATAATCTAGGATCTTCCTCTGAACTAAAATCTGGCTTTTTAGGTAAAGGAGTTAGCATTTCAGAAACTCCAGTAAGAACTAAAGCTATACCTATATTTCCTGCAAATGCAGCAAAACTAAATGCTCCAGAGGCAGTTGCAAATCCTCCAGCTAAACCTTGCGGACCTAAACCGAAACCTACAGTTGGGTTTATTATTGCAAATCCAATTAATACAGCACCTAATAATATCTTTCCTAATCCTCTACCAGCACCAGTTATTACAGGAATTAAGTGTATATCCTGTTGCCCTATTGGATCTCCTAGTTCAGATTTATCTAACTCATAATCCCCAACTTTTAACTTGTAGTATCTATCATTCATGTGCTGCTCGATTCCAGGAAAATTGTTTATTAGAAAACTCATTGCATGAGCTAATGTGTCTGCTTTTATTTCAAATTCCTTATGTCCTACAAACTTTGCAAGCTCTCCATATAATTTTATTTTACGAAGCATAACGATACCTCTTTCCTGTGCATTTTAGTAACCAAGGAGAGTATGGCTCTCTACAAGATAGTCTATCGGTTAAATGATGTAATACCTCATCTCCAAGAAAAATAGCTACATGATTTAAAGTTGAATCTAAAATACTCATAAGTAAAACATCTCCAGCTTGTAATTTTTCGTCTGGTCTAAGTTCTCTGAATCCTGTTCGCCACGCATAGCTTTCAAACAAGGGATCTTTCATAAATTCTTCTGGAGTTATAGGTCTTTCGTAGTCTTTCAACTGTATTCCTTTCTCCTGCTTGTAATAATCACGAACCAAAGACCAACAGTCTGTTACACCCCATACCCATTGTCTACCCAGTAAAGGTGCTTCATATCCCTGCGGTTCATAATATCCCCACTGTTTTGTTTTTGGATTAACTATGTGCCAAGGTAGTCCACTTTGTTCGCAACTAACTTTATCTGCCTGACTAGCTATAGCTGGAGTTGTCGGATGACTGTGCACAACAGCAACTATGTCTCCTAAATTATCTGCTTTTACATAATCTTCTGGATCAAGAATGAAACATTGATGTGCTGTCATAGAAAGATTACGGCAAGGATAATACCTCTCTTTACCTCTAACGTTTAATAAAAGCCCAACAGATTCTTTTGGATCTTCTGTTTCAGCATGATTAAGTGCAGCGTCTTTCCAATTCATCCTACAACTGTACCTATTGAAGGAAATTCTGCTCTAGTACATTGTCTATTAGGAGCACGAATACCAGCAAGATCAAATACAGCAGCTAACTCAAACTGAACCACCTCTCTATTCTCTGCTGACTTTCTATCAATTTTATAGATTTCTTGTGGAAACTCTGCTGTAGCATCTGGTGTTCCATAAGGATTTATGTCTCCAGGAAAATTAACAGCGTCAATGAATCTTGCCAAAGTTCTTATACGAGTAACAGTTGCACCAGTAAGATCATTTCCAGTGGTTGTGGCATTTACTGTAAGTAAGATAGATGTAATTGTTCCTAGTGCATTACTTATTGTCAAAGTTGGGCGAGGTAATTGCCCTTTTGTAAATGCAAAGCCTTCGGCTTTTACAGGAAATCTTTGATATGTGTTTCCTGCCCAGACCACTTCTCCGTTATCTTTCAAAGATGAGCCAGTATGGAATCTATAAACTGTGGTCGCTCCATGTAGGCTGTTATCCAGTGCAAGTGTGAATAATTCTATTACCGATGATGGGTTTATATTTTGAAGATTGCTAACAATAGCAGAACTGCTCATGGTTCAAACACCTCTCTAAATGTTGCTTGAATTGTTGCTCTATTGTTATATGGTATAGATTTATTCC